TACCAGCGTTGTCTCAATATGGATCAGCGAATCCCTACCGCCAGTATGGTCACTTGGTGGCGTGGTGGGAGGATCTGCTGTAACTGGTACTTCAACAGGATTTGGATCAACGTTGTCTGGAATTTCAACACCGCTGCCAGGATCTGCGGTAGCACCAGGCTTACGAGGATCCTTAGGCCACCTATCCTTCTCCGAATCAGGGTTAGGCGACGTAGTGACGATTGGCGCACGGTACCTCTTCATGGAGATCGTGTAGTAGATGTCGAAGATCTCACCAGCTTTGTGTCTGTAGTTGAAGTTGGTGATTACTACCTGATCATTCCATATGCCACCACCTACCACCAGCATACAGTTCATCTTGAACCGCATGGTCCAGATGATCCTGGCCGTTAGTGACCTTGGATCCTCTAGCTCAGTTGGCGTGATGAACATATAGTCTGAATCGTAGTACGATGGGAAGAAACTATCCCAGCTGATAGTCTCCATCGACTGACCGCCAGGCATTACGATCTCACCCAGACCAACTACCCTTGGTGTCCAGTATTCATGGGTGAAATCGGCGCCAAACTCCTCGGGCATTACGGGAAACTTGATGTCTCCACCGTATGCCCCAAGGAGTGTGATGTCAATGAAGTTACGCTGTGCACCCTCCCCCATTGTAGGGGAGCCATCGATCTCAACGCACGGTGTCCAGTCGTGCTTGGGTATCTGTTCTATCAGGTTTGGGCCGCTCTGGGCAGGAACCAGGATATTCTGCCCGCTAGCAGTACCGCCGCCAGTAACACCATTTGTGAGCCACGGTGAATATCCTGGAGGCGGAGGATCCTTTACACTAAGACCCCACACATCGGAGTCGGTACCAAGCCCTGAAGTACGCATCGTACCCTCGGGCCACTTGGGACCAAACTTCGGACCTACTGTCTCAAAGGTATCAAACTGTACGTCGCCTTGCCAGTAGGTCTTCTTGCGCATCTCCAGGCCAACAGATCCTGGATAATCAGCATCTGTGGCATTGGGGTCAAAGTAGACCTGCTCGCCTACCTGTACGGCATCAAAACCTTCACCTGTCTCTGGGTCCATTGTCATGGGGTAACCGATCCTGTCTGACCAACAACGGAACCGCCATTAGACAGTTTGGTCAGCATATCTGCCATCTGGCCCAACAACGACCTGATATCAGTGTTCCCGTCCATACGCTCTACATTCATTAGGTTTTGAATGTTGATTACCGTACCGCCACCAGCAGCGGCTCCTGGACCCATGCCTGTTCCGGCTGCGCCCTGCATGGCTGCAATGTCTGCTTCTGTAACAGGTGATCCTCCAGGACCAGCTCCAGTGCCACCACCAGGAGCGCCACTGCCATAGACCGCACCAAGAACCGGACCCATAGCTTGCATCTCTTGTGGGGTCATCCACTCCTTGCCACCCCACTTCGAGACGGTAGTACCAGAGACACCTACATTGAATCTGTTGGTAGATGCATCCCAACCACCAATCTGGAAGAAGTGCCCTGGGAATTTGCCACGAGGTCCGATGTTGACGATACCTGGGATACCAGCTTGCGCATTGTTGGCTAATTTGCCCCAGTCTACGTCCTTACCCTGGTAGACTTCGTTACCGACACCCAACTTGGTCAGAGCAGTACCGATGGTCTGCACTCCCTTGGTACCACCTACACCAGCCGCAGCAGGATCACCACCCTGGACCTGGGTTACCAGAGCATAAGCTTCCTTCAGCGTTGGGTTACGTCCGTATGCTCTGGCAAAGAACGCTGCCGCAGCAGGACCACAAGCGGCTTGAGCCTGCTGAGGTGTCAACTGCTGCGTATCTATCTGGTTTACAAAGCTGCCAGTAAGATCACCTGTTGCTGCCGCAGGTGATGCAGCACTCCCTGCCGCTGCTCTTACAGGAGGACCACCTGAAACGGTAGCACTGACACTACCATGAGAAAGTATGTCTCGGATCTGCGTAAGTAGTGAGGTAGCCAGGCTATCATCTACGCCTTGTGCAAACATCTGAGAAATAGCAGTACGCTCTGGGGCACCAGCGTCTGCTACTGTCATTGGCTCGCCAGCTTTACCAGTACCGGGATGGGTCCAATCGAATGCAGACGTACCAATCCATCTACCAGCCGCATTACCAGCCATGCCCAGACCAGCAGCTAAGAGAAAACTCCCTAGACCACCAGTAGTGGCAGCACCAATACCAGCACCAGCGATACCACCACCAATACTACCGATTGTTCCGCCGACTGCTCCCCATTTCTCTCTTTCTGATTCATCGGACAGCAACTCAGGAATCGTCATAGCTGCCTGTAAACCAGCACCTACGAGACCAGTCTTGCCACCAACCACCTTCATCAGACCACCAAAACCAGTAGGAGAAGGTATTGGTCCTCTTGTTCTGGCAGCACCAGCCCGCATACCAGCATTGAGAGAAATCCACTCGAAGATGTCTTTTATGCTTCTAAGCCCGCCAACATTTGATGGGATACCAGACTTACCAAAGATATTAGCACCACCAAATCTCTTCAACATTGCTGCTGCTGCGACACTAGTAACAAGAGTACCAGCAGCAGGCAACGCTAGAGATCCTAAATCTACACCAAGACCACCTTCGTTGTTGAATCCACCACCTTGTGTACTCTGGGTAACTGCTGTAGTTACAGCCGGAACCCCCAATGCCAGAGCACGACTAGCATTATCCGGTATCCTACCCTTGGTGACATACCGGATAGCAATGGCTTCAATGACGTCTCTAGTAATGACGCTAGTCAGCATTGCTTTCAGCATATCTGGGAATGTTTGCTGGATACCAGATATGAAAGCCGCTGAAAATGCTGCGCCAGCCTCTACCAGTACGTTGTCTTTGCCGCCACGGAAGAAACTGGTTACAGCATCACCGATAAAGACACCAATATCTCTACCAACAGATTGGATCTCAGCCCTACCTGGTCCCCTGTAGTAAGAAGAAAAGGAATCCATCAAGCTGTTGGCAATGATGCGTATCTTGCCGAAGAAGCTAGAGCCTGTGAAGTTGGCGTCTGTCAACAAGTTGTTGAACATATCAACAATTGGATTGACACCAGAAACCAGAGGCTTCTCAATAGATTTGAACAAGGAAGTTTGTATGGCTGTCCAAGCTGTTTCCAGCTTACCCTGTACTTCCTTGAAACTCTTATCCATCTCCGCTACGCCCTGACCCGTAGCTCCTTGGAGTCCGCCGTAATATGCAGTAGAAGCTCTTTGCAATAGTTCTGGAGTGATCAGCTGGAAGCCTCGGACAGCACGTAAGTCACCAAAATACTGCTGTAGCAACTGTTGCTGACCAGTGCCACGTAGAGCCTCTTCAGGTTGTGCATTACCCAGTCTGCGCTGATTTGCTACGTACTGGTCAACCATCTTACCGTGCAAATCAAAGACGTTACGCAACTGAGACAGCGCCGCCATCGGGCCGTTCTTCATGATGGCGGTAGGGTCGAGGCTCAACTCCTCACCTAGGCCCTGTGTCTTCCTAATACGTTCCCAAGAGGATACTAACCTCTGTTGCTCAGCCGACATTGAGCCTACGTCTTTGAAGATGTTGGCAAATGATGTAGCCGCTTGTTCAGCAGGCATAACCTGAGTCATTGCTGCAAATGCAGCGAAAGACTCATTCATTACCTTCATCTTACCTTCTGCTGTGTCGTACTGCTGGATCAGTGGACCCATAGCAGCAGTAACACGAGGCAAGACCTGCTCTAGTTGGTTGAAACGGATTGTACCTACGTCTGTAATTGCAAACAGTGAGTCGGATACTTCTGCCACATGCTCGATCTCAAGACCATAGGTAGCCATAGTCTGGATCAGGGTGGTTGTGGCCTCAGAAGCATCTGTGCCAGTAGCGTAGGCCAGCCGTGCAGATGCTTCTACCAGTTTGACGGCAACACTAGCATCATACGCAGCTTGCCCCATTTCGTTCAGGGCCGTGGTATTGACTTTGATAGCAGATACGCTAGATGCCGCAGTCGTAAACAGCTCGCGCATAGACTGCGTCGTTACGTTGTATTGGATAGCTACTTTCTGGATTTGTACGTTAGTAGCTTCGAATTGCTGCTCGTTTTGTCTCAGAAGTGTGTTCGCGACACGCATCTGGTCCTGCCACTCGGCACCTACCTTGACAAACTCCGACAATGATTCAATTGCCCTCTGTGGTAACTGCACAAGAGGCAGCAATACAGAGAACAAGACCATGGATTTTGTTAGGGACAGAATGTTATCTGTCAGGCCACGAGTGGACTTACTATGCGTATCCAGCGCTTCTCTACCCTTGACAACGCTGTTGACCATAGAGTTGAACGCTGTGCCAGTATTACGCAGCGCAGAAGCCATACCTGTCATGGCTCTAGACGACGTAGTAGTCGCCGTAGCCATACGGTTGATGTTGTTTATGGCATTGATGGTGGCACGTTCTACCGCCAGGTACCCCTGAGCCAAGCGGTCAAGGTTTCGCTGTCCATTGATGACAACGTCAATAGCAGCTACAACCCTACGAACTGCCACCAGTCAATCCTTTCGCTGCACGAATCCTAGACAACATCGTTTTTATGTTCTTCGGAGAACCTGCTTCACCGCCGCCCTTGAACTTGGCACCAGTGATCATGGCAGCATAGATGAGCGCACGCTCACCACGCGGTAGGTCATAGATCTCATGTGGGAATCTACCCGTTTCAATGAAGATCCTTGACAGCAGGTTTGTCTCCGGATGCGTCTCAATCAGCGCTTTTGGCGACCTCCACAAGGTCTTCGTGGAAGCCACTCAGTTCCAGCACTGCGTTGGAGACATGCAGCAGAAGCCCAGGCTGGTTCTTGTAGATCTCTAGAATCAGGCGGTCTTCCTGCGTTGTACGCATGTTGTATTTCCGCATGATCTTGGAGTCTCGGTGATTGGGTGACTTTACACCATACGCAACCACCAATGCCTGGAACTTTTGACCGTCCATTTGTTTCTGGAGGGTTCCAGAACCAGTGTTTTTTACAACACGGCTAGCCCGTTCGATGAGCTGGCTGTGTTCCGGGCCGGTCAGGTTTGTGATTTGCCATGGAGACCTGAAGCCGTACTGACTCATGTCCAGTTCGTCAGTAAACTTCTTATCGGAGTCGTAGGCTAGTAGCTCCTCCAGAGGATCAATCGCTTCGCCCTGGTATTGCTTTTCGGCTTCCTCTGGAGAAAGCTCTACCTGGACGTCCGGCCTTGGGGCCACCCTACGCATAGGGGTACGGACGTCCTGTGCTTGTACTACTGAATCGGTCATGCCCGCTATTACTCCTTGGTTAGTTGCAGTCCTTGCCTTCGGACTCCCACTCTTGCAGGTCGCCGTCGATGCAGGAAAGCATGTTGTGGTTGATGAACGTGAACGGAATAGCTTCTTCCACCAGCTCATCAACCTGGAACCCGATGGGGATTTCCCAGAACTTCACGCCGAGCAGCTCGACTACCTCAGCACCAAACGCCTCTGGGTCATCCAGTTCGTAGCGAATGAGTGCTGGGATCTGGCGGCTACGGCTGTGACGCTGGTATGCACCAATCGTCCTCAGGAAGTAGCTGGTGACTTTGAAGCCTGTGATGGTACCATCACCAGCGGTACCTGTCGCCTTGTAACCAGTCTGACGTGCACCAGCAAGACGCACCTCACGACGGTTGATTGTGATACGACCCTCTACGCGCTGTACCTGGGTTTGCCACACACCATCTAGGAACAGTTCACCGTAGGAGCCGTTGATTGTACGGTCTGGATTAAGAGCCATGCTAGGACCCAACCTTCACAGTGACAAGGATAACGTCGATTGTGTCAACCACCGTCATCGAAATGTCAAGGTATAGGCGCTCCCCTTCTGACACACGGGTTTGCGAGAGCGCAACCGTGTAGTTGTTGCGGATGGCGCGTTGTCCGGCCATCACGCGCAGAAAGTCGCGCACCACACCAACTATGGCATTCTGACCATCCGTGTCGTTGGGGACTTTCCCGATGTAGTTGGTTCTGGCAGCCAGCTCGATAGCTGCTGCAATGGCATCACACGTGTTGACGATCGAAACCTTCTTGAAGCCCTGAGGCAGTGGGTTACCATCAGCCGCGTAACCAGGCACGACCATACAAGTCACACCCTTCACGATGTGGTAGTTCAACCCTGCCTTGCCCAGGACCGTGACGCCATTATTGATGAGAAGGTCGACCGTGCTGCCTTTGGACTTGGTCTCGAGTGAAATTACCTCCTGCAACGGATAGTACGTCATACCTTGACCCAACGGAAGCGAAGACCTGATGCCAGCGACCTGTGCCGCAAAGGCAGCACCACGCGACATGATCAAGTTGCCCTGTGAGTCAGTTTGTTGGGCACCGGGATAGACGTATTGCACGCCTTCGTTGTTGATACCAGAAGCAGTAGCCTCAGCAGTCGTTGAAGACTCGTTCAGGTCGCTTCCAAGTACCATTGCTACCCGATAGCCATCCAATCGGACGTCCTTGAACCAGGTGAGCAGCGTAGCTTCAATACCGGAGAGGTTGGCGTTCTTGATGTCTACTGTGAAGACATCCCATTCGTCCGCCTCGAGGGCAATAGTGGAAAGCAGATTGACGTAGTCCTGCATAACTGGTGCAGAACCATCGCTACCGCTTGCCAGATTCAGTGAAGCTGTGGCCGGGATACTGTTGCCTTCCGAGACCAATGTGGCAGTGACCCAGTAGTTTGACGAATCCTGGTTGACAATGTTCACCAAGTCCTTCATGTGTCCTACAGCGCCGCGACTCGTACTGCTAGTCCATACCGCTTGCAGTGTCGCGCCGACCGTTAGTAGGATGTCTGTCTTGGTGACATCACCAGGGTTTGGTCGTGTCTGGATCAGGAACGTGTTGCCGTACACGCCTTGATTCTTGGCATCAAACCTGATAGCCTGTGCAGGCGTGCCCGCTGTATCTACCAGAGTAATGGTAGCTTTCGCATTACCAGCACCCATGATGCGATACATACGGAGTTCCCGAGCACCACCGATGAAAGCCTGGCGTCCGGCATAGTAGGCATTCACTGGTGCAGTCTCGTTGGCAGTGAAGTAATTGATCAGCTCGGCAAAGCTGTCGATCACCTGTACCTGATTGGCTGGCCCCCAGGATGCCCTGACGATCATAGCAACCCTACCGCGGACACCTACGGTAATCGCAGCAAGGGCATCCGAGATGAAGTTGATGTATAGACCAGGACGAGTAGGAGGCGCGGCTGGTGTCCAAGGGCCACCTGGCATTATGGTGTAACCTCAGTACCGAACGAATTGTCAGGATTCCTCATCATAACGTCGATGGCTTGCTGCACTTCAGCCTGGAGATGCGTCGTGGATGGGTCCAAAGCACCAGACTCAAATACAGCAGAAACTACCCAGGATGGCTGTTCGTACAACGCCTGAGCATACAGGACGTGGTCTGCATAACTCAGTGCTTGTTGCGCCTGCTGTACTTGTTGCTGAGTAGCGTTTGCATCCTGTTCCGTCGTTGAAGTCCCAGTATCCTGCGGATTCTCAGGGGTTACGGGCGGTTGTTCTGTCATGCGTCCACCACAATTATGAATCTACCGTCATTGTTTACAGTGGTTGCTGCCTCGATATGCTCGATTGCAGGCAGTTGTACCCGATCATGCTCCTGTTCTACAGTGGTTTGCAGGTTGATATTACCTGTAAAGACACCGTTGGTTATGTCGTCCTCTCTGCTACTGGCCGCAAATCCAGTGACACGGAGATGTTGCCACCTGACCCTAACTGTATCATCTGGTTCCTGGGGTGCAGCTCCGGTGCCAAGTAGATTACTTATCACCGTCTGAGGATAGAGATAGCCGCTTCTTGGCGGCAACTCCACGGAAGTTTCCCTATGCCCATTGACATATACCCTGAAGTCAGTGAACAGAGGAGAACTGTAGGGCACACGTGGTATACGTACACCTATTGCATTGTCTGGAGCCACCAGTGTGATGTCTTGCTCAACACTTGCAGCACTTTCGTTGCCACATATGTCTATAGCGCTTACACGTACCTGATACGTGCCAGGAGCCAGAGCACCACCCACGGTGGGAGATACATTGACAGGCGGGTACTGCCAGCTAAAGCGCCATGCAGGGATCAAATTGACGAGTCGGAAGCGCTTACCTCCTTGTTTCATGGAACGTTCGAACAGATTGAGTTTATCCATGACGTCCGCACGGTTTGAGCCATAGTAATCGATCGTCCAATCGATAATTTGGCGAAACCTGCGAGAAGTAAGCTGCTCATCACGATGTGAAAGGTAAGTAACACGCCAGCTAGGTCTAACCAGTATGTTAGGACGCTCTTCAAGCACTCTCTGCTTGCTACCAACTGGATATATAGACCAGATGGCATGCTTCAAAGAGTGAAATTGCTCTTCGATGTCCAATGTTACTGTTGACCTAGCCACGCCTGTTCGGGTTCCTTACCCTGCGTCTGCCAGTTTGTCCCTCAAAGGCCTCATTTATGCTGCCAGTAACGATACCTTCCACCTGAGCTTCCGTCTGGGCGATGCCTTCTTCGATGTAATGCACGCCTTCCCACTCGGCTTTGACGGGTTTAGCTCGCGGGTTGCCATATGGGATGATCCACATGCTGCCCCCATCATTGGCTAGACCAGCATACGGCAGGAAAGTACCGACTTCAGCAGTCCAAACAGAGCCTTTGACGCGTTTGATCTCGGTAATGGCACCCATGAGTATCTCAGTTTCCTCACCAGTGTCACGACCTTCTACAGGGTTACCGCCTGCAACGTCGTTTTCTCGTGCCCACTTCTCGTGTTTGTACTGAATAGGCACTTTGTCAACGTCGTCTACCTGCCCGCGCATGGATTCTGGCGTATATCTGCCCCATGCAGCCAGAAGTCTACCCTTTGAGAACTCAAATGGTTCGCCAGTGCTACCTCGTGGTCGCCAACCTGGGGAACGCATGTGTCGCCGCAGAGCTTCTTTGGTATTGTCTGTCAGTGCATCCGCAAGCTGAACAGCAGCATCAGCACCAACAACCAGCAAGCGACTACTAAGAGCCGCCATATCCTCAATCGCACCTTGGAAGTCATTGACTTTGTCCTTCGCAAGCGTTGTACCAGTCCTGCTTGGACGTCCTCTCTGGGTAAACGTCTGTCCGGAACTAGTGTACAAAGACAAAGAGTTGGCAGGCATCAGCGGAATCTTCCTCCTTGTACGTTTACCTCAAAGTGGTGCATGGTGAACATGTCGTCTGCTTCGTCTATGCTAAGGATGTCGTAGCGTATGCCATCTTGCATTATCCAGTTGTTCTCATCAAAGTTGTCCGGGTAGGACAACCTGGGATCCTGGATGAAGATAATGGCACGCCTGATCCCCTGTTCACCACCCGTGACAGTAGATTCAATACTACGGCGATACAGAATGCTATCAACCCTACATGGCACATCAGGATAAAGCAAAGCCGTGCCATCTTGTGAGTCTTCCACTTCCGGGTCACGGGGCGTCATACCCCAGATGTCACACCTTCTGTCTAACAATGCAAGAATTGGCATCAGGCTGGATCCTGAATCTTGAACCAACGATGGTGGCCTAGCAGAATGCCACGGCGTAGCTCTAGATCATTGAAATCATGCCAGGGACGCACTTCAACACCTACATACTGCGGAGTTAGCACAAACCACGGTCTTGGAGCAAGCTCTGGGAACACCTGTGTGGTCTTCATGTGAATCATCGAGCTTGTACCACAGGTGAAATAACCCAAGATCGCCAACGCCTCTGGACCAAAGGCATATGGGTCGTTATAGTCGGTGCTCTGGCTAGCTGCGCTGGAGGTGTTCAGGGTATAGCTGTAGGAGCCAATCTTCTCGCTCTGGACACCACTTACCCTGCGCGCACGTATGCTGGCATCGCTTGTAATGTACAACTGCTCCACGACCATCAGACCAGCTATTCTGGACATCACGTTCCAGTTGGGCTTATCTGTAGTGCAGAAGCCGCCATACTGCTGAGACCACCCATACATCAAGGCTTCTGCACGCCAGATGTAGTTCCACAGCTTAGCATCACTCATGGACGCCAGCACCGGAAAGTCTGTGTTTGCCCTGATGTAATCTGGGGTCAGGATACCCAACGGTCCTTCCGCTGGTATGCCTTGAAACGGTAATGACTTCTCACTCACATTTGATGGTGTAGCCTGGAAGTACTCGGCGCGGTACCAACTGGTTTGCTCACCATCTGCATCATCATACTCGTAATTGACGGTACTCATTACCAATTGGATCGTCCCAATTGGCGGGTCGGAGAATGGGCCATCCTGGGCAGTGTCGCGGTAAATCCTAATCGTGTCGAAATCCAGGATAATCTCGTTGATGTTGGATACGCGAATGCCCAGGACGATCACAGCTACTCCCTACTTGGGGCGCATTGCGCCCTTGTTGCCCTTCATGGGACCCATTTTGACGCCTGGAACTCCAGCCTGCTTCGAACCACCTTGTCGGGCAGGCTTACTGCCGACTGTCTTCGCCATTATGTCCTGACCTCCTCTTCTGCTGGTACCTCTTGCGAAGCCTTGGTAGTGCTACGCGAGGTAGGAGCAGCACTACCGCCCGCTTTTCCCGTTGCTACCTCGTTGTTCTTCTCGATGACTTCCTTGGCATGCGCTCTGCGCTGCTGCACGATCTCGGGTTCGCTATCGTCTCCGCCTTCCGCGGCTTCCTTCTGTTTCTTCTCGATAGCGCCCAGCATCTGCTCGCGGTCGGTGTCTTCGGGGAAGTTGAGACCGAGGGTCTTCGCCTTGGCACGCAGCTCAGAACGGCTGAGCATATCCAACGGCACCTCAGCGGTTGGGATGGCATCCACGGGCGGCATGTCAGGAGACTGCATACCCATCATCGCACGAATCCTGGTGGACTCTGCGTGGATAGGTGCAACCTCATCCTCTTCCGGTGTGTACTCGCTGTACATCACCTGCCCGTACTGCTTGATCTGCTGCTCTTCGGTCAGCGGTGGATTTCCTTCCGAGAAACCCATCGCGCTGCCTTCGACGACTTCACCTTCCTGGCAGACGTTCATGCCAATGGTGAGTCCTGCCGCACACTGATAGTAGTCAGCGTACTCGACTGGCTTTGTCTCTGTCATGTTACCCTACCGTTGCAACGCCGACGTTGTCGGGCTTGGGGAGGATAGGAACGAACGGGTACTCTTCGAGCACAACCCGCGTGCTGGGATCCTTTTCCTTCCAGGTCTTGGTGTACTTGCCAGTGTTGTTCGCTGGTGCCTCGTCGTCTGCCGTTGGTCCCTCCATGATACCGTATGCAGAGCGATCCTCAGCCAACAGGAGAATCTTGTTGTTGGGAATGTACAACTGCGTACTAGGCGTGCCAGGCACCGTCCAGTCGTCGGTGTAGGTGTTGTCGTACATCACCCAGTCAACACCCGCCAACCCGCTGATGATGCCCGTCTTGAGGAAGGAATCACGCATCTCGTTGCTGAGCAGGTTCTGGATCTTCTGGTTCGCAAACACCGTAGCGTACATCGTGGTACTGTTGAGGAAGACGCGGCGCACCGTCATGTTGCTATCGGTGAGGATCTTCAACTTCCAGGCATTCATGTTTGCCAGGATGTTGGAGTTTACGAGGTCCGTCCACAACGGGCTAGGCGTGAAGAAGTGATCCGAGGGGATCTGGTAGTTGATGTTGACACGCGGGGCATCTGGGCGGTTGACAACCAGGGTACCCGTGATGAACATCTGCCACGTCGCCCACTCGACAAAGCGCTCGATACCATCGTCGAGATCGGAGACTTCCTCGGCTACCTTGGCCTCAGCATTACTTCGGGCGATGTCACCAGGGGTGCGCAGCCAGTGGATGGCGGTCGGCGTGAAGACCTTCTTGTCACGCATGTAGATGAACGAGCCAGCCACTTGCCCAACACCGCGCTGTGGGCGGATGTGAGCTTCCTGATTGGGCACGTTCGGCTTGGACATGAGCTGGTTGCCCTGGACGATGTCATACACCCAGGTTGGGAACGGGTAACCCGTCCTAGCGCCCATGATATTGAGTCCAAGCATGTTCTGGGGGAACGGCTTGCGACGCACGAAGCCGTTGAGTACCGTCGGTTGAAGCAGGCTGATTTCTGGCACCGTTAGCTCCTATCCGTAGATGATAACGGCGTCAAGATTGATGTGAATCTTGCAGCCAACAAAGACGGTCGCGATCTGGCCTGCCGTGTACAGCTTCAGCAGTTCAGAGTACTTGAAGACCCCCGTGAGATACACATCACACACCTGCTGCTCGGTAGCACTGGTGTAGACGTAGTTTGCCGCTACGAGCTCCGCGGCTTCAGTGGCAGGCAGTACCGGACGCCACTGACCAGTACCACCGTCTCGGATCAACCCCATACCAGGGGTAATGTTCGGTGTGCCAGGGGCGACACTGGCTGCGCCTGAGATCTTGCACTGGAGAGCCGTGCTGCGCAGGATCTCAACGGGATTGACAATGGCAACATTGCTAACCGTGCCATAAGCACGAGTGTTGCCCGTGGGGATTGCTGGCATCTTCTACTTCCCCTTCTTGGCCGCGACGCGATCTTCGAGGTCCGGTACCAGATTCATGTAGCGGTCAGCCTCTTCGATGGCCTTGGCTGGCTCCAGGAATCGTTCCATCGTAGCGCTGCCAGGGGCCTGAGGAGTGCCGTCGCCACCAACCTCACCAAGCTGCACGTAAGGAGTGAGATCCTTGGTCAACTCCTCGAAAAGCTCGTGGTTGGTGTTGAACAGCTTGATGTACTGCTCGCGCTTCGCGGGGACAACCTTGCCTTCGTCTACCAGCTTGTCAACCGCAGCGGCAGCCTTGGTATCGTCCAGCTCTTTGCGGATAGCAGCGATGGATGCAGTGTTCTCGGTGTTTTCCGTCCGCAAAGCGTTGTATCCTGCCAGCACGACGTCGGCAATGTCCGCGCCGTTCTCAAACTTGAAGCCAGCATCCGCAAACTTCTTGCGCGTCCGCACCAACACGGCCTGACTGCCGAACGCATGCTCGACCGCCTCAGCAGTGCTGTCTTCCTCTTCGCTCAACGTAAGGCCAAATTCCTTGTTGAGCTTTGCAATCAGATCCGCGTACTTCATGTCACCTTCCTCGGTGTCATCATCTTCTTCCTCATCGTCCTCTTCTTCATCTTCCGTATCAGGATCGGCTTCGTAACCAATGAAGAAGGAACGCTCTTCCTCACCATCGTCGCTTGGGTTCTCGTCGAACTCCCAAAGACCATCGCTAAACAGACCAATCTGGTAGCGGTCCTGGGCTTCGCCTTCCCCAAACTTGACAGGAGGCATCTGCTTGAAAAACGGACGGTTCGTCAAACCGCCGCCGAACAGAACGTTCTTGATTGTTTTGCCATCTGGTCCAGTAAACGAACCAATCTCAGCACTGAAGTAGCGATAGATGTCACGCTCCAGTAAGCTGCGACCCTCGTCAGTCCACTCGATGTCGGCAAACAACCCAACATGGCTCTGTCCGCCTATTTCGCTGGCCCCATGATGTACGTTCTTGAACCATCCCAGCGCCTTACCTCTATCGTGTCCCTCGTCTACCATAATATCTACGCCAAGCGTTTTTTTCTCGAAGTTACGCTTGGCAGCGCGGAGCACAGGCGCTGTGAAGTCTAGATCTCCGTACCACGGATGCTTGAATTTGCCTTCCGGCAAAACAGGTATGCGACTAGTATACCGTCCGCCTTCCTCCTTTAGTACGATGGTGGGTAGTGCGTAGAACTGCGCAATGTGGGCATCGGCAGAGTGCTCAGTGCTTTTCTTACCGATCGCTCCCGGATGACCCCTTTTCACTGCGCCAATGCAGGCAATAACTGCATCTCTGTCCGAGCCTCCTTTTTTGAGCACACCGTTCGCCACCCGCACACAAAGAGCCTTTGCAGCAGGAGGCCAATTCTTGGCAGGTGGTGGTGGATTCTTGCTACTCCAAGGCATAGGTCACTTCTTTGTCTGAGATGGCCGCGTTGGCTGTCGTCTTGTTGCAGGAGCCGCTGCTGGTCTGGCTCCTGGTGGAGCCACTACTGGTGCTGGTGTTGGCTTGTTCGCTACTTTCTCTGCGGTCCTTGCCTGCTTCTCGGCGACCTTTACCTGGGATACGCCAGATTGTGCCTGCTGTCGTTCGTTGATGCCCGCAAGCATCTCGGCTTCTTTCTTGTCGTAATCGATCTCGTCTTCAAACCCAAGCATCTCTGCCATCTTACGCTCTAGCTTTAGCCAGAACTCTGCGCTGGTGTTTACCTGACGAGCAGCACTGATATGCTGGAAGACCTCTTTAGTCAGGACCTTCAGGTCAGTGCTAGGCGGCAGCAGTTTGATCTGTGGATAGCGTTGGGTACCAAAGTTCCAATCGATAAGCTCTGGGATGACGTAGCTGTTCATGCATATCGCGATATCATCACGTAGAGACTGCAAGCACAACAAGAGCATTTCAAGCTGCGTTTGCCCCAGAGAATAGCTACCTCCTGAAACAGTGGTACCCATATTGATGATCTGCCCAAGGACCGCTTTGGCCATCTCGATGTCATGATGGTCGATAAGTGACATG